GGGCTTGGACAGGATAAGTCATAATAATGCTCCTAATAGAGATTGGTTATTTCCGCTGCCCCAGAGTAGATCATGCTGTTACACGTCCATCTCTGAATGCAGCGTCGATTTCAGCTTCAAGTTTTGTTGCCGCCGTCGAATCCCCGCGCGTGTATAACTCAGTTACACGTTTAAACATCCCCTCAATCTGCGCATTGGTGTATACCTTAGCCGCGGCTTGAGTGTTGCTTTGCGAGTTATTCTTTGTTGGCTGGACTTGGAGTTCCTGTTCTTGCTGCCTCTTACCTTTTGACGTGGGAGTCTCTGCCTGCGTAACGCTCGCCATAAAAAGGCTAACGTAATGTGCAACAGCTTCCGCATCTCCAGTGTTGTACGCCTGCTGTGCCACCGCCATGCGGGGGCCGCGTAAAATTGGGTCAACTTCATTCAGCCAACCGATCCACCGAGGATCACGATTGACATCATCAAAGTTTGGCACCAATCGATGTAGCCGCTGGTCAAAACTATTTTCGCTAATCTGGGCACCGGTACTATCAAGCTGCGTGCGCAGCTTTTGGTTTTCGGATTTCAGACTTTCGATGTCGTCTTTAAATTCCTGCGCTACTTCTTGGGCTACTTTTCGCTGGACTTCAATAAGATCAGCTCCGAACTCTCTTACCTCCGCGTCCGTCACCAGTTTCAGTTGTTGCTTACGCTCAGGTTTTGTCTCTGGTTTGGCGTTCTGGATCGCATCCAGCCGCTTGGTCAAATCCTTTACCTGTGCGTGCAGTCGAGGTACTTCAGCATCATACATACCCTTTAAGGTGCGGTACTTCTGCTGCCATGTCTCTTCTGGCGTTTCTGTAACTGGCGCTTCTGGCTTTACTTCTGGCTTAGGCTCCGCTGGTTTGGGCTGCTCAGATGTAGGCTGTGCTGGTTGGGTTTCCGTTGACTCCTCGGGCTTAGGCTCCGGGGTCTCCCCTCTCAGCTGCTTCTCAATCTCCTCGACTTCCTTCAACTGCGCTTCGACTTGCTTTGGCAATGCCATTTCATTCTCCTCTTAGCTCCAACTCTGCTTGGGCTCCTATCACGGTGTGCCTTATACATAATGGTTTGCTGCGGATGTTACGCAGGTCGTTTATCGACCCGCTCCATAATCTCGTCCGACTTTGACACCGAATCGAGAAACTCACTCAGGACTTCCGCCCTACCCTGAAGACGATGTATACGTACTGGGTCTTCCGCGGCGATTAACGAGGTTTTTGTGTCCTCAAGCACCGTGCGGAATAAGTCCAGCAGGCTATCGTTTTCTGGCTGCTTACAGCGCCGTAACGCTTGTATGTGCTGCCGGTTGGGTTTATGCCCTATAAAAATACTCATTGTTTATTGTACCCACGCCCACGGCGTAAAAGTCAAGCCTTTTGTCAGAGTTACCTGCCATTAGGCCGTGGCGACACTAAATTGCTTTCTCGACCACCTACCGCTGACCCATCAGGCAGTATGTTGCGACTGCTCGGCGCCGGCGGCGTGCCTTGCCCGGGTGCTGCGCCCGGTGCTGCGCCCATCTGCGACATTATCATCTGCAGCTGTTGCTGAAGCTGCTGGATAACCTGCGCCTGCTGCTCCATCGTGCTGATCTGCTTACCATCGGGAACAATCTTATCGACGTTGCCGCTCAGGTTGCGTGCAGACCCTCTAAGCAGCTCGGCTGTACCGCTCATGCCAACAATCTGCTGCGCCGTCGGGCTGTTGAGCACCAACTGTAAGAACTCGTTGCGTCGAATCGCTTCTGCTTCCTTAAGCACCAGACTGACCGCGCCTTTCGCCACGATGTGCAGGTCGCCCACGATGTCCGGGTCGTCGCCGTGGTAACGCAGGTTGTCGTAGTACTGCCGCTCGATGGCCGGCACGATGATGTCACGGTCGATGTTGGTAATAACCTGCTTGATACCTTTACCAGCGTTACTGATGAGCATCGACAGCCCGGAGGATGTACGCCCTACGCCCGGAGTGGCCTCACCGGTCATGTACCGTGGGAGCATGGTGTCTTCATCGGCGCGGCTGGCGAACTTCTCGAACACAGCCATCAACTCCTGTGCGTTACTCTGCGGCTGGAAGAACTGCATGGGGGCTGCTGGGTCAGGGAACTCAGGGGACTCAAACTGCCAAATTTTCCATGGGAACATCTCAGTGATGTCTTCCCCCGCCGGGAGCCTGCTGACGTTAATGCCAACCTGTGGGCCAGAACTGATGCCCATGTTGTTCGCCAGCGCCCGAGCGGTCGCGTTAACCATATCCTGCGAGTCACGGCACAGGTCAGGTACACCTTTACCATCGATGCTGCCCGGGGTCTTTTCGTAGGCAGTGACAAAGTACGGCTTACGCCCCAGCGGGTCATAGTTCAATACCGCACGGATAACCGTGCTACCAACCAGCCACACCTCACATGGATAATTCAGCGCCTCGTCAGGGGCGTCCGTTTCGCTAATACCCCACTCACGCAGGGTCTTGCCAGACACAGAGTCCCACAGCTGCAAGGCGTCAATCAGGTCAGAAGTGTTAACGGTCTCGGTAACATCTTTACCCTCGGCTTCAGCCTGCGCGCTGTCAGTCCAGAGCCACTCTCGCAGTCCACCGGTCTCGTAATCAGCCAGCACCGTGCGAATGGCCGCGTCGTTATACCCCGGAACGCCCAGCAGTGCCTGCAGGTCTTCTTTAGTCAGCTTGTGTCGCTCGATAACAAACCCGTCTTGAATGTTCGACGCCCACGGCGCCCAGTACAACATAAACGGATCAACACGCTCCCACTCGTTGCGAATCTGCTCTGAGGGAACCAGCGCGCCGCCCTGCCACGCCATTTTCTTGCGCTTGCGCTTGACCGGCCCTTTAAGCACTGCGAACGGAAACGTCACCAAGTCATCGAGGAACTCATTAAGCGCCTTGAGCCAGTCGCCTTCGGCGAGCTGATCCTCAATTTTACGCTCCATACGCACCACGCGCTCATCAGCCTCTTCTTTAAGCTGCCGTGTGGCGGTGTCTTTCATATCTGCGGCTATGCTCTGCAGCGCCGCCTGATCCGGCGCTTGGCCCATCTGCTGCATCTGCTGAAATACCTGCTCGGCAAGCTGCTGCTGCAACGCCTGCAGTAACTCAGGGGGCAGGTCAGGCTCCGGCGTTGCTCCCAGTGACCACGGCTTATCAGAACCCGAACCGAGCAGGGTATCGCGCAGCCAGCTGGTCGCCCCACGGCATTTCACCGAGGTGAGCTGCACGTAAATCTTGGAACCACCCTGCTTGTTAATCTCAGCGAGTTTATCCGGGTCGTAGTCACCGCGTCGCTGACGCAGGCACTGGAGCATCCGCTCCTCAAGATCACGGCGTGCATCTTTCGCTGTCGTCCAGCGTTTGCGCACGTGTCCGGCCAAGCCCTGTATGGCCGGCAAAGTCTGCGTCTGCTGGGTTTTAGCACGGTCTCGCGCTTCAAGGTCAGCGGCGCTTGCCACCGGTATCAGAGCCATCACCATGAGCTATCTCCTGTCATGAATAAGCGTAGGATACACGTTTAACTTCGCGTCTACCAGAGCGCACCCCCACACCCCGTATATTCATGTCGATCACCAGATCAGCGTACTGGTTGGCGTCGTGCGGGTGGCTGTACTCATTTTTCTCCGGCGCGTCCTCGAGGATGCCGTTGCGTTTCTGCCTATACCGGTAACCGGAGATAAACCCTTTAATGAGTGTGGTGCAGCGCGGGTCGATCAAATACATCGCCTTACCCTCAACCTGCCGCCCGAGCAACCTCTCCACCGCCTGTATCCGATACTCCGGCTTGTTGGTGGGCGGCTTCACACAGCGAAACCCCGCGGCCTTCAGGGCATCAACGAGCGTGAGCTCATTCATCTGCTGTTTCATAAACCCCGCGGGGTCTGGCGCACACACAAAGTCAAACCCGGAGTAGTGGTTGGATATGTGCGGCATCAGCTTCTGCTCGATGAACGTCTCGATGCCCATGTTGGTCGCCGTGACTTCAGAAAGTGTCATTACCCGACCACGTGGGTCTCGCTGCTTAAATATGGCCGACGGGGTGCGACCGAAGTCCAACCCAATAATGATGGGATAGTCCGGCGACATGATGGGCTCGAGCGGGTCTTTGGCAACGTGGAACTCTCGGGTGAACGAGCTTTTGTACACCGGCTGTCCGGCAAGGGATTTACCAAACTTGGCGTGGATGTACACATCGATGTACTCCTCGGTCTTGCCCTGCATCAAGTTGTCGTAGTAGTTGCTCTTGAGCAAGTGAATCCAATCAGCTTCCTCGGAAAGACCTGACGGCTGAATCGTGACGTGGGTGTTCTCTGGCGGGTCTGTGAGTATTTTTTCCCAGAACGTGTCGAAATCCGGCGGGTTGCTCATCCCCCACAGGTGGTCGTTGGGCTTACCGTCGTCGGTTACGCACCCCTGTATGGGGTTTCCCTTGTCGTCCACGCCCCACGACGGGCGGTGTGGCACCATCATACCGTCAGGATACCGGCCTAAACGACCCTGCATGGCCTCAAAAACGTCTTTATTGATCTCTCTGAACTCGTCAAACACTGCAAATGACGCCTGCAAAGACAGCAATCTGCGCACGTCGTTGGTGTCGTCAAGCCCTCGAAACAGCACTTCGCACTCAATATCGCCCATTTTGAGTAGGTATTTATAGTCAGTTTTGGCAAAAGTACCCGCCTGACCGTCAGGAAACCACTTCAAAAAGTCAGGAATCGACGTGTCGCGCAGCTGTTCCCGGGTGTTTCGCACCCATACGCACCGACTTCTCCTGATTCCGTCACGGCATTGCGCCATTCTGGAGGCGTGGTAGAGTATTTTGAGGATTCCGGCGGTTGTTTTGGTGCTTCCGACCGGGCCCACGATCAAAGAAATGAACTCTTCGGCCGTAAAAAAGGGAATTACGCTCGGTACGGGGGTGTAAACAAGGCCACTCATAGCGGAGCGTCCATCACATCGTCGCCGGCGTACTCGTAATCGTCGGATTCAAAAAAGTCGACCGGCACAAGGGGGTGTCGGTCGTTTCCAAGGAGGGGAGCATTGGATAAATCTGTCGACAACTCATTGTCATCGCTCTGCGGACAGTGGTCAACTGTTATTACGTGACCTTTCCCCGTGGAAGTGTCCGGCAAACTGATCGTAATGCTAAAACTTGGCCCGTTGAGGCTGGGCTGGTTGTTTTTCGGCGCCAAATCACCCCACGTCACCAGATTCTCGATCGCTTTCATGCGTACCGGGGCGGGCACATCCACATCTTTGGCCATGTGGTAGGCGTGCGGCAGGAGGTCTTCGGCCAAAATCCGTGCTTTTGCGGCAAACGAGAACCCGGAGTCCTTCATTTCGGTCGTGTAAACGTCTACGTACCGCAAAAACTGGGGGTTTTTTGCGATTTCGTGATACTCCGTCAGTGTTAAACCTTCGCCAGCAGCCACTTCCTGCAACGGACGCATCGCGCCTACGTTGTTTCGGGCTACGGCAAGGGCCAACTCTCTGAGGATATTGTCAGCAAGCACGGCACTCTTCATGCGATTACTGTAGCACGGGGTTTTTTGGCGTGCAAGTGGGGTACAAGACAAGCTGCGGGTATCGTGGTGGCTTATAGGGCTTCAAAAATAGAGGGCGGGGATTTTTTAGCGGGTCATTATGTGGTGGGCCATACGAATTAAACTACAGGGAAGTCTGTTAGATAATGGAGTTCAAAAAATGGGGGGTGTTATACGAGTGACGGGACTACTATCACGATAGCCACCCCCTATGGGTGTCCTGTACCCACCTACCCACCTAATGCCGTGGAATTAATTTTGAAAAATAGTTAAAAAAAGTGTTGTTATCTGGCGAGTAATCTGTATACTTATCTCAAGTCGCCGGAAACGCGACCGGCCTAGATGAGAGGCATTCTCATTAACTTGTTCACGTAAGGAATAAAATCATGACCGATTCAACCGTTGTTGTTGTAACTGTAGTTCGCTTGGAAACGGCTGGCAAAGAGATTCAAGCGGCGGGCAAAGCGTTCGGCACTATGCTCGATCACACTCGAGCGGCGGCGAAAGCGATAGCAGATTCAATGCTGAATGTTACCGGCACACTGGCGGCGCGCGTCGACGCGGTATACGCCGCGTATGCCGATGATCTTAAATCAGTCGACCATAACGTGAAGGCAATCTTTAAAGATTGTCTGTTACTTTGCCTTGCGCCTGATACGACAATAAGTCTGGAAGGCAAAGTCGACGGGAAAAAAGTCGACGTTCAAACCACTGCCAAGTCGGCCGTCGACATGTCAAAACACAATCTTAAGGAAGCGGCGAAACAAGTTCGCGAGGCAAACGACATGGCAAGAGCGTCCGGCGGTGGACGCAAGCCCGCGACACCTACAGTTGCGCCGCCGCAAGTGACGGCCGACACTGAGGAACTGGCATTCGCCGCTTGGCTGGCCAACGTACCAGTGTACGCCGGCGATAAGACCAAAGCGAAGAGAGTGCAAGCGGCATTCGAGGATATCGGTATCACGTTCAAGCTGGCCAAGTAATCCACACACTTAAGCGGGCTGGACAATCCAGCCCGCACACTTAAAAGGATAGAACCATGAAAGTAGCATCAGTAACATCAATGACCAATGCACAGAGAATTGCTGCATTCCAACACGACACGCAATACCGCAACCACGTCATGCGCAGCTGCGCAGCTGAGTATCGCGATATAAAGATACTGCGCGCAGCTGGTGACTATATGATTAAGCAGACTGGCGTTGAATGTGCGCCACTTGAAAGTCAGTTAATGATCCTCGAGGATATTCTGGCAAGTGAACTCAGACTGAAAGGATTTTAATTATGAGCGGTTTAAATTTCGAGATAACGCACGGCAAAGATTTTTTCGTGTTGGAAGGCACACACGTCGAGGCATGGTTTGATGGACAGTTTGATACGCCGGCGTATGTCGGCCACATCAACGACGCGCCAGCAAGAGTGACAGATGTGCTGCTGGCGCATTGCCTAATAAAGCGCAAGTGACCAAACAATCCGATACACAAAGAGCCGGCGCAAGCCGGCTTTTTTTCGCACGTACTATCACTACTATCACAAGCCCTGCCTGCGGCAGTACTATCACTACTATCACGCGCGCTCGGCGCGCTCTTAATCCCATGGGATTAAGCCCAGTGCGCGACCGCTCCCGCCAAGACCAATCAGGCTAGCCCATACGAATTGACTAATCCCACGGGATTAAGCCCATACGAATTGACTAATCCCACGGGATTAAGCCCAGATCGTTCATTTGACTCACAGACTTACCTGTGAGATAATATCATTTCAGTTGGATGACTAACTGAATTTACTTCCTGATTGATTACTTACTGGAGCTTTGATTATGACTAACTCAATTACTGTTGTACGTTCTGCTGCTGTTGCTAAATCTATCGCTGCTGCTGGCACAGCCGCACAGAACATGTTGAACGCGTGCAAGCGCGCTGGTGTGCTGATTGCTGAACAAGTTAATCCCATGGGATTAAGCCTTGCGGAAGCTGTTGATCTGGGTATCAATACCTATGCCGAAGACTTTGATAAGGCTGGGCACAATATCCGCGCCAACGTAAAAGACGCGTTGACGCTTGCGCTTGCAGCCGATGCACCCGTGACGTACACGCATAAGGGTGAAGAAAAGCACACCACAGCGAAAGCCGCTGTTGATTTACCAAAGCACGAATTCAAGGCTGCTGTTAAGGCTGTGCGCGATGATAACGGCATGGGTCGTGCTGCTGGTGGCGGTCGCACACCAAAAACGCCTGTTGGGCCAGATAAGAAGCCCAGCGCTGTTCAAACCACAGAGAACAATACCGATCTGGCATTTGCTGCTTTTATTCACAATCTTCCGTTGTATTTCAAGGACGCCGACAAGGCGCTGCAGATTACTGCGGTGCTTAAAGAGATGGGCTTGAAACTGCAGCAGATCAAATAACCCACACGCAAGTGTGTGAAACCAAGCCCGCTTCGGCGGGCTTTTTTTCGCGCCGAAAAACTATCATAACTACTATCAAAAAATTAATCCCATGGGATTAGTCAGGGAATATGTTAACCGCCAGATGATTGACGTTTTCATTTTTACACCCCTAGTTTGATGGAAGAATCAATGACTTACGAGCGCAACAAATTTTTGTATAGTCGAATTTCACTTAGTGTGTGCGTCTTGGCGCTTCCTGAAAAAAATTAGTAAAAACTAATTCGAGAGAATCAATGACTTACGAGAATTAGTCAGAGAATATATATCCCGTAGGATGTTTTTGGCGTTAAATCGCAATGAGGGCATCGGCAAACCTTTGTTATATATATATATATTATTGAATAAACATAATAATAATAATAATAATTTACCCATTTAGATTAGTAACTTTAATTTCTAGTCCAACCCTAAAAATCACTCTGCCTGCCGCCCAACGCCCCGACCCCAGCCGCCCCAAACTCTCCTCTAACCCCAAAAA